ATTTTGAAAATGACATTCCAGGGCCAAGTGATAAAGAAACAACAACCGCAAATTACAAAACAATTTACGACACATATACATCATCTTCGAATATTACCAAGTATGTTGATAATGCTCATAATCTTTTTGATTCAACAGATGTAAATTACAATGTTCAAGAATTTTTTGATAATGTTATTATAAATAACTTTAGAAAAATTACTGAAGGTGATAATTCATTTGTTCAACAAGCGTATAAATTATTAAATGATGGTATTGTAAAATCAATATCGATTGAGATGGAAGGTTCGGCATCTGCTATTGCAACACCTCAATATAATAAAAAATTATCATTACGAAGAATCGACTCAATTAAAAATTATCTATCACAACCTATTAATGGGGTTGATTTAGGTAAATTTATTAATGAGGGTACTTTTATTATAAAAAACGCTGAAGGTTTTGGCGAAGAAATCGTTATACCTAAATATAGTACTGAAATTGGGGCTAATGGTGTAACTGCAACTACTGTCAATTCAGGTACAGGTATTGATGTTGATTGTAAACAAAATATTGAAAATAAAAACGGTAATGTTACCTCTCAGTCTCAAGTTTATGCGTCAAATGCGATGGCTTGTAGACGAGTTAGAATTAAAAATATATCAGTTCAAAAAAATGAAATTATTCCAAATCCTGAAGAACCGGTAAAAACTGTTATTGATATAACTCCACCAACAACAACTACTACAACTGAAACTATAAAAGTTCCATTAAGACCCCCAATACCATCCCCAACTAAAACTATACAACAAAAATTGAAAGATAGTATTGGTAAACGAGTACTTAGGAATTTATTAACAGAATGTAATTATTTTGAAGTTATTAAAGAAAATGTACCATTTTTATATGATTCATTTAAAGAGAGAATTAAGTATTTTAATCCTGCGTTCCACTCAATGACACCTGAAGGTCTTAACTCAAGATTAACATTTCTTAATCAATGTTTAAGACCTGGTGAAACAATACCTGTGATTGGTACTGATGGGAAACCAAGAATTAATGATGCTGTTAATACTTCTTTTGGGGCACCTCCTGTGTTAGTATTAAGAATCGGTGATTTTTATAATTGTAGAATAATACCTGATAGTATATCATTTACATACGATTCTTCACTTTTGGATTTAAATCCTGAAGGTATTGGAGTACAACCTATGTTAGTAAACGTGAATATGGGTTTTAAAATGATTGGTGGTCATGGTATTGCAAATCCTGTTGAACAATTACAAAACGCTCTTTCGTTTAACTACTATGCTAATACTGAAATTTATGATGAAAGGTCAGTTTGGACTGAAGATACTACGGCACTTGACAAACAAATTGCAGATGCATTAGGTTTAGAACCTGAGGTGACTACACCTGTTAATAATGTTACACCACAAGCAACTAATGATGGTGGGTCAACGATTGGTGAGATACTTACAAATAAACCTATTGAAGGTGGAAGTGAAGGTGAGATTAGTTATTTAAAAATAATGGATTCTCTTCTAACGGATTCAAAAACATATTTCACATTAATTGTTAATAAACTTGAAGAAATTAATACTAAATACAATTATGGTATAGTTCAATTAGTTAACCAAGATAGAAACTTTAAAATTGGACCATTAGATACTACACAACCTCACGATTCTAACATATATGGGTCACCATTTAAAATTGAAGAAAAATTAAATCAAGTTTTTAATCAAGTTTATTCAGATATTAACAGTGGGGCGAATCCAATTATTAACCAATTAAATCAATTAAATTTCTTAAACAGTACAAAAACTATTATAGTTAATAACATGACAAACTATATTGTATCAAATGTACAACCAACTATTGCAAGTGATATTACAGTAGTTTTACAAGACATTTTAAATTTTGAACAAACTTTTGTTCAAAACATAAGAAAAGTAAATTTAGTTGTTAAAGAACATGACGGTAAAGTAGATTCAACTAATTTACCTTCAATTTATACATTAACACCGACAACTGAATTAAGTCCGACTACTGTTTCAGGTGCTGGAAATACATTACAAGAATTGGACGGTGATTTTATATCTTTTGGAGCTCAAATGGATAATTTCAACACATATTTACAAGAAAAACAAATTATAACTTCTTCTTACAATGGTGTTGGTCAAATTCAGACCTTTAAATTAGATTCAAGTGATATTACAAATAACTGTTTCTTTATGGTTCTTGGGAGAATTCTTACTCAAGATTCTAAAAAAGATGAGTTTATTAGTAAATGTTTAACAGGTGTTTCAGATATTAACGAACCATATAGTTTGGAAAACAAATTTAGAAAAATAGTTAATGATTTGGCTAATGACTACTCTAAAGAAATTAACAGAGATGAAGAGTTTTTCCAAGAATTTAAAAAAGAAAATGAATATAAAAATTATGTTGATGGTGTTGAAGAATTGATGTATAAAGCAGGAAAAGTAAGGAAATTTACTTTCTCAACTGTTACTCCGTCAACAGAAGAAGTAAAAACACAATTTAAAGAATTATATGATGGTCAAAATCACGGTGGTGATGATACATATTTAGGTAAGGTTAAATTTACAAGTTAATTATGATGAATAAACAATTTTATAATCGATATAACAATTTTATCATAAATGGTAATCAAACTGTGGTCCCGTATATTACGTTACCTTCAAAAACAACTGACAAACGATTCATTTATAAAATAAACCAAACAAGGTTAGATAAAATTTCACAACAATATTATAACTCACCTTTTTTTGGATGGTTAATTATGGTTGCAAATCCTGTTTATGGAGGACAAGAATGGAATATACCTGATGGTTCTATATTGACTATTCCATATCCTTTGGTAACTTCTTTACAAGATTATAAAACGGCTTTAGATAACCATTTCTTCTATTATGGTAGATAACTCAGAAAATATTTTAGTAGATTACGATTACAATAATATTATTGTCGTTGACCCAAATAAAGTGGTTGATACTAATGGTAATGTTAAAGAAAGATATGTTAAACAAGAAAATTTAGTAATTTACGCTAATTTAGAGTGTAATGTTTTACCAAGAACTAAATTAGCTGTTGGTTCATCTAATACCACTGATATTAAAACAGTTAGTATTGCGAGTATTAATTTTTTAAAACCTGGTAATAAAGAGTTTATGGATATTGGTTATACTGATGAACTAACAGGTTTAAAAAAGGTAAATAAAAATGGTACCGAACAAAATAATCCTAATAACGTAAAACAAACATCTAAAAATGATAATTTTTATTTTGACCAGGCATCCAATTTAAATGGAAATGAAAGGGTTTCTGATAATGGTTTATTAGGTATTACGTCTATTAATATTAGACAAAACACATCATTTATGTCAACAATTAGTGTTGAGTTAGAAGATGTTAGAGGGAAGGCTTTGTTTGAAGGTGGAAATAGTTCACCATATGCTGCATTTTTTAATTTACCATATCCGTTGTTTAATTTAACAATTAAAGGTTGGTATGGTAAGGCATTAAAATTACCATTAATGTTACAAAACTTCACTTCGAGGTATGATGGTAATAGTGGTAATTTTAAAATTACTTTAACATTTTACACTTATAAATTTACTGTATTGACTGAAATCTCAATGGGGGCCATGCAAGCAACCCCACATATGTATAAGTCAAATGTAACAGTACAAAAAATTAGCGGGGGTCCTAATGCTACTACACCTGTACAAGATGTTGTTTATGAACAAGGTTATCAAAAAATTAGAGAATTATATAGTGAATATAAAACTAAAGGATTAATACCTGATGATTTCCCTGAAATTACACTTGTACAACTTAGAAATAGAGTTGAAAACTTCATTAAAAATATTTTAGATTCTTTCATAAAACAAAATTTGAATCCTTTAAAAAATATTCAAGATTATGAAAATAAAATGATTGACTATAAGAATAATATTTATTTTGGAAAATCAGTTATTCAACCTTCATGGTTTGAAAAATACATGGATAAAAGTAATTATTATGTATTAAAGAACAGTGGAGTTAAAATTTATACGTTTAAATTATTTTATGATACCTTAGAAAAACAAACAAACGCTAAAAATAAATTAGAACAAATAATTAGTGATGGTAATAAGTCATTAAATTCTAATACTACACTTGGTGAAAATGGAACGTATACCATTAATAATGTTACAAAATCTTCTGCAATTACTTGTGATATCAATATAAACGATTTTCAAAAAATCATTCAAGATGGGGATATTGATTTAACCGAGACATATATTCAAAGAAATGGTGGTGCGGTGCCAACTACAGAACAACTTAGTGAGTTAGAAAAAGAAATTAAATTAACTTTAAATTCAGTAGGTTCAATTAACCTTTCAAACGGTGAAACAAACCCAAAAATACCTTTTTATTATTTTGAAGGTACTGGTAGTTTTATAGATAAAACTAACCAAATTTTAAAGTCAGTAAAAATAAAAAAAGAGGAAATACAAACATCATTAACTGACGCTTTAGCTGAAAAACTACAAAGTAAAAATACAGGAATTGGATTTGTACCAACTATAAGAAATGTTTTAGCTGTTATTTTTGCAAATGGTGAGGCTTTCTTAAGACTAATGGAAGATGTCCATTCTAAAGCTTGGGATTTAAGAGATGAAAAAGTAAGAAAAAGTGCTATTTTAGGAACTAAACCTTCAACAGATAATTTAAATCCTGGTGAAAATGTAAATACTCCTATATACCCATGGCCTCAATATATTGTTGAAACAACGGGAGAGAATGGTAGAGGTAAATATGAGATTAGATATCCTGGTGAATCTGAAGTTATTGACCAAACAAAAGGTTTTGAATTTCAATATTGGCCTGAAGTTGAATTTTTGGAGGAATTTGTAAGAGCTTTTACTGAAACTACACAATCTAAAAATCAAACACCTCAAGATTTTTCTAATGAAGAAACTGATATTAAAAGAATTAGTTTTAACGCTATTGAATTTCCTGTATCAAATGTTGTTTTTTCTAACAAAGAAGAAATAAAATTTTTCTATGAAATATTTGAGAGATTATTTTTTGTTACAAATTACTCAAGATTAAGTAGAATAAATTTTGACACTGAATTTTCAGACAAAATTACATCATTACTTGCTGACGGGGAAAAAAATAATTTATTAGTTAGTTTATCTGACGATAATCCATTTTTAATACAAAAATTACAAAATTATGGTATTAACTCGGCTAATTTTGTTTCAATCCTAAGACATTTTTCTAATGATGGAGAAGGACAATCTTGGCAGAATTATATTAGAGGTATTTTTAACACTTCTTATATTAAAAATTTATCTCAGAATTCAAATTTTGAATTTTTAAATAAAAATATATTAAACGATTCATTATCTAGTCCATTAATCACTTTAACTAACGAAACTGATTTAATTGAGTTTGTTGGGAATTCTACTAAATCAAATGTGTTTGATTTTTTAGATATATACCCATTTACAAATTTAAATTGGGTGACTAATAACTTGGCAGATGGTTCATCAATATTGACGGTAGAAAGTAGTTTTGATACTCGAAAAATACTTACCTTTAATACTGATAAAAAAATAATATCTAATTTTTCGGGTAATACTAGTTCAGACCAAAAAAGACCCATTACAAATTTTTTGTGGGGTACTAATCCAACACAACCACTAATAAGTAATACAACTAATTTGTCTTCTTTTTACGACTCAAGAGTACCTGAAAATCAGTTAATTACTGAAGGAAGTGTTTATTATAGTAATTACAGTGGATTTGTTACAAGTACTCAAACTACATCAATGTTCAATACACCATTTTTTGTTAATGCTATACAAGAGGGTGTTAGTAATTTTAGAAATAATGACCCATATCCATATAAAGCTGCCGCTTTTTTGTTTTTGAATAGTTTACCTTTAGCGACATTAAGGGAAAAATATAAAACATATGAAAATGGAACAACAACTGATTTAGATTATATATTTGCAACAATTAAAAAATTTGGAGCAATACATAAAGTACCATATGCTTGGATATTAAAAATAGGTTCAATTTGGAGTAGATATAAAACTTATGTTGAAACAGGTACGGACTTTTTGAATACTTCTTGGAGTAACTTCAATTATATATCAAACTATGACCCAATAACTAATTCACCTACAAAACAATATAGCTTGATTGTTGATGGTAGTGCGATTGATATTATTTTAGAAAAAAATACTGTAATTGGTACAGACACTAGTTCATTAATTCATTCGGGATTTTATCCTAAATTGATTAATGACTTCAATGTCTTTTATCAAGGATTTCAAATATATTCAACGTATACTAATTCAGATATCCAAGATGGATTTTCTTCAGGTGTAACTCTCAATTATGTTGATGGTGCAATTATAGATTATGGTGATGGTTTTGATACGAACAGTCCTAACAGAACTTTAAGAATAATTCCTTGGTCGGTTACCGTTAAGACATTAGATGATAAATTTAATTATGTTATACCATCTCAAGGTTCACCAATAAATCAAGTTAAATTTGAATGTTTTAGTAATGGACAAATAAAACAAGAAGTTTTAGGTAATCAATCAATGTATAACGGTTCAATTAGAACCTATTGGTCATCACCTCAGTATGGTTATTTTGATATTTCTAAAATAACAAAACCAAGTCCTGAACAATACTTAAAAAATATATTATTAACATCACAAATTCAGGAAAATTTCTCATTAAATGGTATTAATAGTTATTATGATGACATTAGTGAAATTTTTTCAGTTTTTGAAAAAGATGTTCTTGATAGATTTGAAAATGAATTTTTAAATTTCTCAAGGTCAGTGTATGATTATAAATCTAATATTGTTTCAGAAAATGATACAGATTCGGAATATTCTATGAAGAATTTTCAATTCTTTATGAGAGAAATGATGAAAGTACCATATAGTAGTGGTACAACCGGTACTCAAACAGTCGGAAACACTTCAGATGGTCAATTTATTCAAATAAATAAATTTTTGATAGATTTTTTAAAATATGATGTGGTATTCAAATACGGTAATCCGTCTAATTTTGATAAAAGATTGTTTTACACTTTTTCTAATTTACCAATAACTGAACCATATACTTGGGATTCTTATAAGGTATCAACACCAAATGCTTTACCTGTTAATGGAGGTTCTGTTTCTTTATCTCAATCTCAAACAAATTATCCTGATTCTTGGAAAGCTCTAAAGACGTATGTTGGTTTTTCTAATATACCTGATTTAATTTATAGTAATAATGGTTCATATATAACTGATTTCTTTATTGATTTAGATGTTGCTTTCAGTGTGTCAAATATTAAGAATTTTGCGCCTATTATTAAAATTTATGCAACACAAAAACTTAATCAAAATCAAACAAATGAGATTGTTCCTGAACAGGCCCCACCAAATATTTCTTCACCTGCTTCTCCTCCTCTTTCTGGTATTGAAGTGGCCGTTGTAAATTTACAAAATGGGGATAAAATTATTGTACAAAAAGAAAGTGCTTTTCCATATAATCCTAATTTTTATCCTATAGCTTATAATAGTACTGGTCAAGTTTTATATACAGGGGAAAAAGAAGCTCCTTTCCCACCAACTGTATGGAATAACTATTGTCAACAATTAATTAACAATACTATTATACTATTATACGGTTCATTATCTACCAATCCTACTGACCCACAATATATTGTAAACCAAGATATACATGCAACTAGTAATTACCCAACAATACCGAATCCTTTAAGTAATGAAGGTAAGAATTCATTTGCTGAAAACATGACTAACTATCTGTTACAATCAACTAATTTTCAAGATAAAATTACAAATAATTTATTTACAAGATTAAGATTAGATTTACCTAAAGTTACGATTAGTAATTATAAAACACTAAATTCAAAATTGGAAGGTGATTTAACTAAAAGAGATTTGTGGGAATCTTTTAAGGCAACAAATGATAAATGGATTTCAGGTAATGATTTTAAAAATAAAACGTTATTTGAAGATGTTTTATTTTTAGATAGAGCATCAAGAGATATTGGTAATAAAGTTATTATTGACATATACAAGTTGAAAGAAAGATTGAATAACATCAATCCTAAAACTAATATGTTAACATATGTTCAGTCAATTATAGAAGAAAACCACTTTGTGGTTATGAATGTTCCATCATATATGAATTTTTATAATGTTCAAGATGCCACCAAAAATCCTGTACCAAAAATGGAAGGTGTTGGAGATTTTGCTAATAGTCTTTTTGGTACGTTTATGAACGTTGATTATAGAAATTCGTCTTCAAAATTAGTATGTTTTTATGGTGGTAAACCAAGTGAACACTTAGCGGTAAATAACGTTGATTATAAATTTAATGATGATGGTTTTGACTTGAAAAAAGACAATCCTTTAATTGAAAATCAAGTTGATAAGAAAGACTGGGATAAATCAAATAGAGTTGTTGGTTTTAATATTGATATTGGAACTCAAAATCAACAAATTTTTCATGGGTTTTCACTGTCACAAGACGCTGGATTATCTACCGCTGAGAGTATTCAAATTCTTAATGATATGACCGCTCAGGCGGGTAATAGACAAGCAGCCACACAAAACATAAGTTTATATAATCTATATAAAACTAGAAGTTACAAGTGTACAATTAATATGATGGGTAACGCTATGATACAACCAACAATGTACTTTAATTTAAGGTATGTTCCTATGTTTAGTGGGCCTTATATGATTTTATCAGTTGACCATACAATATCTCAGGGTAGTTTTGAAACAATTTTGACAGGTATAAGACAAACAATTTATTCATTACCACAATTAGACGATTATTTACAAACATTGAAAGTTAATTTATTACAATCTATAGTTGAAACAACACTGACTCAAGAAAGACAAAATGCCACAACGGCCACGACCCAATCTTCAGGTAATATACTTAATGAAACCGCTCAAATTGGTTCAACAATTACTGAACAATATGCAACTCAAGTATCATCAGCAATAAACGAAGCTTGTAAGCCTGACGAAAAGTACTCATCATATACTCCAATTGAAGAACCTAAAAACACTAAACTAAATTATTTGGACGTATATGAAAATATTATTTTATTAACATCAAATCAAACTTTACAATATTTAATCTTCTCAACGTTTTATATTGCCTCAGGTAAAAATTACGCTTTTGATACTTATGAAAATAATTTTGGAGGTATTACTATTGACCAATATTGGGGACCGACTGGAGATGCTAATTTTAGTTCTGACAGAAAATTTTATTGTTCAGTAAATAACGCTCCTTATGCTAAATTCTCAACTATTGAAAAATCTATTCAATTTTTAATTTCTAGATGGTCAGGAAGAATTGGAACATTGACACCAACTGAGGAAAGTTTAGCAAAGTTTTGGGTACTTAACGCTAATACTAATGAAACAAGACCGGAAAATAATTGGACTAGTTTATCTCAAGAGGAAAAAAATATTGTAATTAATGATTTTAGAGAGGCAATTCAAATATTCCAAGCAATGGAATTACAATAATAATTTTTATTACATATCAGATATTTATTAAGAAAAAGTATATGACAACCAAACAAATTTTAGATAACTATTTAGGTAAAAACACTCGAATTACAGAAAGAGATTCTGGTAATGGGTATAAAGAAGTATGTGATTTAGACACAGGAGATTGTTTCACAGTTAGAATGAAAGATGGTCTAATCGAAAGATTTGATAATTCAGTACAAAAATCAAAAAAAATCCAAGTTGAAACAACTACAGGAATTAAACAACTATTAAATGGTTAAGAACATGAAAATTGATTTAAAAATTATAGAAGAATTACAGAGACATAACCAAATTAATAGTTATATCACTGAACAAGAAGTTGCATTACCACCAGCACCGGGTGGAGAACCTGGAGCTGAAGGGGCAATACCTCCACCACCTGCAGATGCTACGGCAGCTCCGGTACCACCTACCGCACCTGCACCTGCTGAAACCTCGGCACCTGTTAATGTTGAAACTGACCCTGATGTTGAAAAATTAGACAAAGAAGGTAAATCTGAGGAAAAGAAAGAAAATAGTAAAGAAATTGAAATCACTGATTTAGTTAAGTCTCAAAAAAATATTGAAGACAAACAAGAAGAGTATTTTGAAAATTTATTTCAGCATTTAACTGATTTAGAAACAAAACTTTCTAATATGGATAATATAGTTAATAAACTAAACGATTTAGAAAGTAAGATTGAAAAATATAGAACTAAAACTCCTGAAGAGAAATTAGAATTAAGAAGTATTGATTCAGGACCATTTAATCAAAAATTATCTCAATTCTTTGAAGATAAAGAAGAGGATATGGAAAAAACAGGTAAAAATGAATATGTTTTAACTCAAAAAGACATACAGGACTACTCACCAATTGATATTAAAAAAAGTTTTAGAGATTTTGGTGATGAAAACATGGGTGAATTTGTAGACGTAAGATAATTTAACGGTCTTCGGACCGTTTTTTATCTAACACATTTGACTATCGACTGGCTGACACTTATAATTAGTAAACAATTAAAACTTAAATAACATGGCGACAAACAATTCTCTAGATGCTGTTCTTGCACAGTATGAAAAAGCAAGTCAAGGTGGTTCTTCTAACACCTCAAAAATGTCTCAGGACGAAAGAATGAAAAAATACTTCGCAGCAATCCTTAAGGATAATGAGAAGCAAGGACAAAAAAGATTAAGAATCTTACCAACACCTGACGGTTCTTCACCTTTCAAAGAAGTATGGTACCACGAAGTACAAGTTGATGGAAAGTGGAATAAAATTTACGACCCAGGAAAAAATGACAACGAGCGTTCACCTTTAACAGAGGTTTACGAAGAACTTATGTCAACAGGTAAAGAGTCGGATAAAGAACTTGCAAAACAATATAAGCCAAGAAAATTTTATATTGTTAAAGTTATTGACCGAGACAACGAACAAGACGGTGTTAAATTCTGGCGTTTTAAACACAACTACAAAAACGAAGGAATTCTTGATAAGATTATTCCGATTTGGAGAGCTAAAGGTGATATTACTGACCCTGAAAAAGGAAGAGATATCATTTTAGAACTAACTAAAGCAAAAACTCCAAAAGGTGCGACATACACGGTTATCCAAACCATTATGTATGATGACCCAACACCTGTACATGAAGAAAAAACAATTTCTGATTCTTGGGTTAATGATGAGTTAACATGGTCTGATGTTTATTCTAAAAAACCTGTTGAATATTTGGAAGCGATTTCAAGAGGTGAAGTACCTCGTTGGGATTCAGATGCGGGTAAATATGTTTACGGAAATTCAGAAGAAGCGTTGATTTCTATGGGTGGTACTTATAAAGACCCACAAGTAGATGCGGAACCTGATGGTGACTTACCGTTCTAATTAATTGAACTTGGACATCGATTTGATAAGGTGTCCAAGTTCTTATTTTTTAACAAATTTTTAACTAACACATAGACATTTATGGCGATTAAGAAAAAAGAAATTGGATTAGATTCAATTAAATCCAAATTTTCATCAAAAACAAAATATAAACCTGAAAACTATTATAACTGTGGTGATGCTTTTTTAGAAGCATGTGGATTACCAGGACCTGTTATGGGTGGTATTAATATGTTTTTAGGTCACTCAAACTCATCAAAAACTACCGCAATGATTTTGGCGGCAGTTGATGCTCAAAAGAAAGGACATTTACCTGTTTTTATTATTACAGAGAAAAAATGGTCTTGGACTCATGCTGTTGAATTAGGACTATCTGCTTCTCAAAACTCTGAAGGGGAATGGGATGGTGACTTTATCTTTAACGATAGTTTTGATTATATTGAACAAGCTACCGATTTTATTAATGAAGTATTAGATTCTCAAGAAAAAGGTGATTTACCATATAACTTATTGTTCTTATGGGATTCAGTTGGTAGTATTCCTTGTAAAATGACATTTGAAGGTAAGGGTGGTAAAATGCACAACGCTTCCACACTTGCTGATAAGATTGGAATGGGAATTCACTCAAGAATTAGTAAATCTAAAAAAGAAGAATACCCATATTATAACACAATGGTTGTTGTAAATCAGCCTTGGGTTGATTTACCTGATAATCCATTTGGACAACCTGAAATTAAAGCTAAAGGTGGTGAGGCTCTTTGGTTAGCATCTGCTTTAGTATTCTTATTTGGAAATCAAAAGAAGGCGGGTATTAATCATATTACCGCAACAAAAAATGGTAGAACTGTTCGTTACGCAATTAGAACCAAAATCTCTATTTTGAAAAACCACGTAAATGGTTTAGGTTATAGTGATGGTAAAATTATCGCAGTACCTCAAGGTTATATTTCTGACACAAAAGAGGCATTGGAAAAATACAAGAAAGAATATTCACAATATTGGAACGCTGTTTTAACAGGTACTGGTGAAATTCTTCTTGACGAAGAAGTTGTTGATGAGTCTGACATCTAAAATTAAATTAAGTGATTAAAACACTATTAATTGACGGTAACAATTTATTAAAAATTGGTTTTCACGGAGTTAAGGATTTCTTTCACGAAGGTAAACACGTTGGGGGTATTTGGCATTTTCTAAATACCACCCGACGTTTTATTGAAGAAGAAAACTTTGATAAAGTTGTTGTATTTTGGGATGGTGAAAATAGTTCGTCAGCACGTAAAATAATTTACCCACAATACAAAGAAAATCGTACCTTTACAAAAATTGATTTCAAAGAGGAATCATTTTCACAACAAAAACATAGAGTTAAACAATACCTTGAAGAAATGTTTGTCCGTCAAGTTGATATAGATAATAACGAGGCAGATGATTTAATTGCTTATTATTGTCAAATATCTAATGATGAAATGGTGACAATATTTTCATCAGATAGGGACTTGACCCAACTTATATCTGATAACGTGTCTATATACTCTCCAAAGACTAAATTAACCTATAAGAAGGGGGATTTTATTAGATTATTTGAGGCTGAAATTCCACATTATAATGTGAAGACTTACAAAATCCTATCTGGTGATAAATCAGATAATATTGATGGTATATACTATTTGGGTGAAAAAACTTTAGTTAAATTATTTCCTGAAATACTTGACCAAGAAGTAACTTTTACCGATGTTTTACAAAGAGCTGAAATATTATTAGCTGAAGACAAAGAAAACAAAGTATTACAAAATTTACTTTCGGGTAGAACTAAGACAGGAGTATATGGAAATGAATTTTTTGAGATTAACAACAAAATCGTGGATTTGTCTAATCCGTTAATCACAGAAGAAGGAAAAGAAATCGTTGAACTTTATTATCGTGAAACATTGGACCCTGAAGGAAGGGGGTATAGGAATCTTATACGCATGATGATGGAAGATGGATTTTTTAAGTTTTTACCTAAAGGTGACAATACATGGGTTAATTTTGTTAAACCCTTTTTAAAACTAACAAGAAAAGAAAAGAAAAAATATCAATTAAACAAAAAATAAATTATGAAAGAACAAGATGTAACTAAATTGGAATTTTTGATGAAAGTTAACGACAACATCATCGTCCAAAGATTTTTCAACGTTAGGAATTACAATCCTAAAGCAAAAAACTCTGATGACCTTTATGAGTATATGAAGGATTTCAAAGATGAGATGTCCCATATTTTGAAGATGAAAACTGTTGACTATATGTTACAGAATTCATATGAGATTATGGAGAATCCGGAGATTCTTGAGACCTCTTTTACTGATGGTCCAGAATATTTTTCACTGATTATTAAAAATAATGACATGACAATTTGTCATAGATTGTTTGACGCAAAAATCTACCCACCTAAAATAAGATACACCGTAGACATCCGTCCGCAAATAAAAAGTTTGTTGTCAGACTTGACAGATATTTTTTCATCAGAAAATTTAACATTTAGTAACTACGAAATTCCTGTAGAGGGGTAATATTTATCAATTACAAGAATAAAAAAATTATGGCGACAATTAAAAATTTTGACTATCTAGGTTCTACATTCCAAATTCAATTGGTTAATCAAATTATTGTAGACAAAGAGTTCGGAAGGTCCATAATTGATGTAATTGAAACAAACTATTTCGAAAATAAGTACTTCAAAATCATCATGCAAATGATTAAGGAGTATTATTCAAAGTACGAACACACACCTACTTTTGATACTTTGGAACATAACAAAGTCTGAATTACAGCAAGAGTTGGCTTCCAGAATTGTTCTTGACACTATCACCAAAATCAAAGAATCAACGATTGAAGGTGGTCAGTTTGTTCAAGAAAAAGCACTTAAATTTTGTAAACAACAAGAGTTACAAAAGGCGATTACTAAAGCACAAAAAGTTATTGATGGTGGAGAGTTCGAAAACTATGATACATTAGAACAATTAATCAAAGACGCATTACAAGTAGGTGAAAGAGAAGATGG